GGATAATGATTTACCAGATCGTTGAATAAAAAGAGTTCCACTTTCAGCTCCAACTGGTTTGATACCTTCTTGAGCTCCTCTTTTTGTTGCACCATTAATTACTACATTAGAAGGAGTAATAGGATCTAGTGTTGATTGTGGTAAAAAAAACTCTCCACCTTTTGTAAAGATTTGTAAATCTCTTCCAGAAAACATTCCTGTAATAGCATTAACACTATCAGTTGCTATGGTTACATCTATAGCATCATCATCTAATCCTTCTCCAGGATTAAAATCAAAAAATCTTGCAACTCTAGAACCAAAGATTGTATTAGGTCTAGATTTAGATCCACCAAAATATAATCTACTTTCATGAAATGTAACTGTTCTAGGATAGCCTCTACTATTGGACCAGGCTACTTCGTAACCACTTTCTAAAAAAGTTGATCCAGATGCTATTGCACTCGTATTAAAAAAAGGTATTTCAACTATTGCCTCTACAGATGTATTAGATACAAATCTAGTTATTCTTGCTCTTCCTAATCCATCATTAGTTTCAACATATTGATTGACATGGCCAGAATTAAAAAAAGATCCACCGGCAGTTAAAGTTATATTTCCATCTACAGCACTAGGAGTAATAGTTTGATTGATTGTTGTGTTAGTAATACTAAAAGCATGAAATGGAGTATGCTCAAAAGTAATATCTGATATTGTCCAGGATGTATCATTAGCTCCTCTTACTATTTTTTTAGGAGCCATATCTTCATGTACTACAATAAGAGTATCTGCTGATTGTGTAAAATCCATAGTAGATAATCTTGCAGAAGTAATTGTTGTAGTTAAATAATCATTACCGGATGAATTAATGTTTGTAAGTAAAACTTTGTTTTTGTACACATACATTCTGTTATGAGTAAACAGTAACATATAACTTTGTGTTGTAGAAAATTCAAAAGGTACTAACTTAACTCCATCTTGTGGGTTTGCTGTTGATGGTATTGTACTTATGAATTGTAAACCTGGTCGTCTTTCTGCACCACCTTGTGGTTGGATAAGTATGTTACGAGCCTTTTCTAGGCCATTGTAATATTGATTTATATCTATTCTTGATTTTAGTAATGGATCTAGTTCACCAGTTGTAAAGTTTGTTTGTATAGTTACAGCTCTGCTCATTATCTAACATCGGTCAATGGGAAATCTGTTATTGTATAATTAGGTTTACCTCTGCCATCGACATTAGTAGCTTGTCTAAAATATCCACCTCTACCATTTTCTGGTTCAGTTCCTACAGCGACCTTCCTCCAATAATCTGATTTTGTTATTTGATCTGTTACTGGTTCTGCAAGATGCCAGGCCATCATATAAACTAATAATTGTACAAAATAAGAAGGCATCAATCCCTCTGTAATTACACTAGAAATATAATCTACATAAATATTTTCTTCATTTGTAAATATAGCTGGACCAGAATTAGTATATGCTAATTCATAACTTTGTATTGGCAACACTCTTGTTGAGCTTGAATTGTAAACTTGTAATGGAGTACCAGATAAAGCATTACTTGGTAACTTATATTCGTATGTCCATTCATTGACCGGAGTAACACCGGCTGTTTTAGATAATTGTTCTTTTACTAATGCAAAAGACCATGGATACATTGACAAGGTATTTCTTTTTACTGTTTCATAAATATTATTACAAACAGCAGCAGCATCATTTGTTGTATCAGTAAACGATGATATTGTATCAGCACCTAGCAAATTTAATGCCTGGTTACAGATTTTTACATTTGTATCTCCACTTGCCATAATAAACCTTTACTAAAGGAAGAGGCCCACTTAGGGGCCTCCTCACATTTATTTATTAGTCTGCGTCTGCGACTGTAATAGCTTGTCCATCAGAAACATCTACTACACCACTAGCATTACTTAACACTACTACTAAATTAGCAGTAGGAGTATTGCTGTCATATACATAGATTAAATCACCGACTTTCAAAACATCAGAGGCACTATTAAAGTAACCTTCCGAGTTTACAGTTGCGATAGCATCTGCTGATTTATAGCTCCACATTTGAGGAGCATTCCCAGCTTTTGATTGACCACCTATTGGTTGTAGTCCACTTTGTGCATAAGCCATAATTATTCTCCTCTCCTATTAGCTTTCATCACAAGTTATTTTTACAATACCTTCGTCATCGATAGCTACTGCACCAGCACTAAACATTGAGTTTACTAAGAACGAAGTTTTCTCCGGAACATAGTTGATCTCAGTTTTTTGTGCCATGTTAGTTGCCATACCAACTGCTGATCGATGGAATGCAAAAATTGACCTGTCATTTGTTGATAGAGGTAAGCCACCTTCATCCCTGTCGCCTAAGATATAAAATCTAAAGCCTAAGAATGTGTTGATCTCACCAGATACTAATGCCTTAATTGATGCAAAATCACCAGATATTGCTCTCTCATCACCTAGTAATCCAGATAATGAATTTGCATGACAAATGATATGTCTGTCGTCAAAAGGAACATTTTTTGCGTCAAGAGCTTTTTTCGCAGCTATTAACTTTCCAACATTCAAGTTTGAGTTCGCAGCACTACCAGTTGTTACTACATTTTTTGCAACAGTTGATGGTGAAGATGCAGCATTAATTGCATCGATTATTAATTGGTCCATTCTACGACCAATCGCCTTACTGACTACTTGGACAAGTTCTTGTCTTTCGTCAAAGTTTACCTTCGCTTGGTGGAAGATATCTGAGTATTCAGCAGCATTGTAATCACTCATTGTAGCTGTAACTTGCGAGTAAGTTACATTCAATGGAGTAACATCTGTCTGTGGAATACGAGCAGTTGCACTTCCTTTTCCTAACTTAGGAAACTTATATGTTTGCCCTTGTACACCTTGTCTTAGCCTTACACATCCAAGAATTGAGCTTTCACCTTGGTATGCTTGTTTTACCTCAGCATCGAACAAAGTAACGAAGGCATTTGTTATTGATTGTGCCATTGTTTCTCCTTTGTTAACACATTTATTTATTTACACTCAGTTGTCTGGTAAAAAAGCCAGGCTGACATTAGTGTACTTTCACACTAGCCAGAAGGCCAAAAGAAATTTTGGTTATCTCCGATTACAAATTAATCGTTTTCGAAACAATAATCAAGTCTTATATTTCGCCTGTATTAACTTTTCCTGGAAAGGCTCTAGCAAATTGTTCTTCTACTTTTCTTCTAAAGTTCGCATCTGTTTTGTATTTAGGATCTTTTACTAAATCATACAGTTCATCATTACTAGGTAATCCATCTACATCTATAGGTGATGTTGGTATTGTTTGTTCTCCATAATACTTTCTAACTTTGTTCAAAGCATTAATACCATTTGCTGTAGCAGCGAATACTTTAAACTCGTTAAAATCTTCGTCTGACCATACACCTTTTGCTACTAAACCTTGGCCCCATGTTTTGATACCTTTAATAATTTGATCTGCATTAGGACCTAAAGACTGTGTTTCTTGTTCTATATTAATAGTATCTTCTTCTTCTTGAGCTACAGATAGTTCTTTAAATTTACCTACAAGTTCATTAAATGCACCTTGAGTAGGTTTATATTTATCTGCCCACTCTAAAAAATATTGTGCTAACTCATCGTTATCTACATCAACATCTTCTAATGCATCCATCTCATATTCTTTAGGAGCTTTGTGTTTACCCATAGAGAATTGTTTTTGTAACTCAGTATAAGAATTATTTAACTCTTCTACTTTTACTCCAGACTTAGGATCCCAAAATTTATTTTCTAAATATTCTGGTTTTTCTAATTTTTCTTCTTTTTCATTTTCGTATGTTTTATCTTCTGCTTTCTCTTCTTCTTTATGAGGTACAGAAGTTTCGTTTGGATCTTGTTCTTCTGGTTGATCATTAACAGGAACATTAGACATCAAACCTTCTTCTTGTTGTAAGTTTTCGTCACTCATGATTTCGCCCTTTCTATGCGTTGTTGTATTTCTCTGATGACACTATTTTGTCCTTCTCTAACATAACCAAAAGAGCTGTCACCACCAGGAACCCAAGTAGGTTGTTCTAAAGTTTTTTTTATTAAAAACTGTAAACACTTCTTACCTTCCTCTGTTTCGAATGTTCTAGCAAAAGATTTATCGATTGCAAATTGTTCATCCTTTTGTTCTATTGGTTTGTTTGTTCCTAAAATTTCTAATCCATCCCAGCCTTGTTTTGCCATTATGCACTAACCTCTCCTTCAACTGCTGTTGCCGGTTCTTGCACCGGAGTTTCACTTGGAGGAGGTGGAGGTGCAGCCGGAGCTCCACCACCTTGATCAAAAGCTGCTGATGCTTGTTGACTAAACATCTGCATACTCTGTTGTACGATAGCCTGTTTTTCTTCCGGACTATTTCTTAAACTAGATGGTATACCTAATTTATCACCTATAAACTCTGCCATACTGTCTGGTTTTATTTCTGCTACACCACCAGGGCCTAATGCATTTGCTATTTGGAAAAATTGCATAACTTCATTTACCTCTTCTAAATTTTGTGCTTTCGCTAATGGACTTACAGGCACTACCTTAACCTCTAAGCCATTAACTTTTAAAGGGAGTTGTATTAAACCTTTTTCATCCATTATACCTAAAACTCTTGATACAATAGGAACCATGGTTTCTGTTATCAATCGACCAAATGCTGCACCAAGATTTTGTGCAAGTTCTTTCATTCTCTCGACAATCTCTGTAGCAGATCTAGCTGACATATTATCTGGAGGTAGTGTGTCATCTAACAATGTTTTTTTAATATTCATTCTTAGATCGTTGATAACAATTTGTGAAACATTGATC